GTCATGACCTTTTTCAGGGTGGAACTTATAGATTCTATATGTTCTATCTTTTATTTTTATATTTTTTGGTTGTATCATTTTTTATCCTTGTGGTAGTCTAGTTGCTACTAATGTAGTTACAAATATTTCGTATTCATAGTCTTTACCATCTTCATTGTCTGGTAATTTCATAAAAAAACAATCTTTGCCAGTGTTTACAGAACCACTATTTGAGTCGGTTATAACTAGATCAAATATTCCATTGTTTCCCTGCTCATCGGCTATTCTTAATAAATCTAACTGAGGGATAGAAAAACTTCCTCTTTGCAAAGAGAACATCACTTTGGCACTCAAATCATTCGTTTTAGTTCTAGTTATATCACCATCTACACCTTGTTCTGTTTTAAATTGTTCTGATGACCTTTTTATATCTAATTTTTTTTGACCAAATCCAAAAATCGGAATTGATACTGGTAAAGCTTGGGGGGTTATCACAAAAGTGATATTTTTTGAATCGTAAGTTGTTAATAAAGCCATTATATTTTACCTCTTTATACTGTTGCTATGCCGTTCATAACGACTTTTATTATAGACCCTTGTATTTGTAGTGTTAACTCGATATTATTAAGTATTCGATTTAACTTATCAGCTTGTGGCACATCTTTTGCAAGTATTTGTTTAATGGTATATGTTTGTATAATACCTTCTTTCTCCATTTGTATAAGAGTAGATGATATATTAGCCAATATTGAATCAATACCATCTTGTGTATATGGTATCTTTGGAGTATTAACAAACATAGTGAATAAATTCTCTTGTGTTTTTATTACTAAGTAGTCAAGATCTTTTATAGTGTTTATTGCGTTTTTATCAAATGTAAGATCTCCATAGATTATATTTCTACCACCCATCTCTATATATGCATTTACATACTTATTTGCAAGTGCTGATAATTCGGTATCATTGATTTTTGATACGGTTACACCAGCGAGAGTTTTATAATTATATTGAGCTTGACCGCATGGATATCCAAGTACAAGACCCATTTTTGCACAATGTGAATACTCACTAGGTATGTGATGCCATAACATTGTCGTTCTACCAAGAGAGGCTTGTTTTAGTTTACTAGCTATATCATTTGATACTGATTGATCTTTTATTCCCACAGTATCAAATGATGTAAACAACATTTTAAATTCTGGTTGTATCCTTCTTGCCAACGACTCTACAGCACCCACATTATAATCAACCATAGCAATACCATAAAAATCATTAACTTCATTTTGCACAGCATTATAGTCATCTACTATTGATCTACCGCCTACATTTGTACTAACAACGGCTGTTATAGGTGTTACATTGTTTGTTACGGCAAAACTATCAAGTGACAGGGGGTAATCCAACAAACTGACTATTTGCAATGTGTTACCAACAACAGCCACAGAATCAATACCAACTATAGTTAAGATTTTAGTAGCCACAGCGTTTAATGTTGTTGCCATATCTGTTATAAATGTTGTTGGTGTGAGTGCTACACCGTTTACAGTTCCGTTTATTACTTCAGTTGCTATTAATGGTCTTGAGAATGTTATTGTTTTATCTGTTGGTACTGGCGTATCTCTTCTACCAACAACAACAGAAGACGGCTTTAATTGTTGTGAAAAGATTTTTTCTAATGCTTTATACTCATCTGTTGAAGATGCAAAGTCTGACGCTACACTTTCTAATGAGGTGTATCTCCTTGTCCTTGTTGTCCATGTTGGCAATGATGTAGAAGCTTTAGCAAAAAGCAAAGCTATATTTAAATTCTTTGTAGTTACCCCAGTTGTTTGTTTTACTAGATTAAATTCAACAACTAAATCTATAGTAGGCATATAAAAACCTTATTTTTATAATTTATATTAGTTTTATGTTTGTTAATGCAGTTGTTATATTTGTTTGTATTTCACTAGCAGTAACTTTGTCAAAGTATCCTGTATTATCATTTACAGTTTCATTGTATTGAAATATGATCATTAATTGTGTTTGATTTATGTAGAAGTCACCATCTACATCAGATAAATCTATAAGCTCATCTATTTCAATTATTGCAATGTCATTCTCTCTAAATTTTTCATATACAGTTGGCTTGTCTATGCTATTCAAGATAGATAGCATGTTATTTAAGATGTCTTTTCCATATCCATTTAATAATACAGTCACATCTCTTGTCAGGTATACATCTATTGTACCATCATTTTTAAATTTTTGTTGATCTTTTCTGTATGTTTTTTCTATTTTTATTTTAGGATTTATTTCTATAAAGTCATCATTTGGCTTTGGTGTATTTTGATGACTAAATATTATATTTTCAGGCGGTAGATTTGAGTTATCTTTCACCCAGTTGTATATTATTTGTTTCAATTGTGGGAATGTTGTCATGATGCAAACCATGTTCCAAATCTATCATCATCGTTATTGTCTGATAATAATATTATTTCATTTGTATTTAGGTCTTGAGTATATAACTTATATTTTGCTTGAGTTGTATTGTATTTGGAATAAAGTATTTTTGTACCATCAGGGCTAAAACAATGAAAAAATGTGTCTTCACTATTAAATGTTAATTGTTGAAAATTACCGCCGTTACTATCCATTATTCCAACATTGTATTTAGAACTAGAGTTTACAAATTTATTACTAAATCCTATTTTTGTACCAGCTTGATTATATTTTGGTTGTCTTATATTATCAGCTATATTTGTTAGATTAAAGACACCAGTATACAATGTAGTGATATTTGTCAATGAAAAAGTTGAAGGATTAAAATTACATACATATATAGCACTTGGGAAACCAATCTGATTATATACAAAGATAAATTTGTCCTCATCTGGTTTTTGATCAGGTTGTGATCTTTCTTGATTCGGTGACATTAATGTAAATTGAGTATTATTAGATATTACATATCCCATTATTACAGAGGTTGATCCAGTTGTATAAGAGTATATTATTACAGCTTTATCTCTTGACAATGTTGCACAGTCAACTGTTGACTGTGGTCTTATATAGGTTGTTAGGTTACCGCCATTTTTATCATATATATCAATAGAATTGTTCCCACGAGCTGTTATTATTTTAGTATTATCACTATTTTGTTTTAAGCTTTTCATTATTTGAGATGAAGACTTCAACAACATTTTATCATATCCTAATTCATTACTTACCCACTCATTGTATTCGGCTGATATCCTTTTACTACCATGGATAATTTTTTGTGTACTTAACACAGTGTTATCTTTTACAGTGTCATAAATAACTTGGATTTCACTTTGAGTCATAATTTTTTTTTCTAAATTATTATAGTACATAGTATATGTCCCTATACCATCCACGCCTGTTATTTCATAACCATAACTTATATCTGAGTTAGTTTGTTTTAACCCTGTGAATTGTGATATATTTGTTCTATGGTGTGGTTGACTTGTATCAATTGTTATTGGTATCTCTATAGCATCCAAGTATAACTTTAATGTTTTATTTACTTCATCAAATACAACAGATTTTAATTTACCTTTATTAGTTCTAAGTATTGCAGTGTCACTATAATACACTAAGCTATTTATTCCATTTTGCTCATGTAATACTATTTTTAGATATCCTTGATCGTTTTTGATATAAAAAGTACCTTGATTTGGATCTGTTGGGTGTCCTTTACATGCAATAGGTTCAATCAAACTTGTATGTATTGTAGAAAAATTATATGTAAATGATCCATCAATACTATTAAGACTTGTACTTGCTTGATTTTTATATTGCTTCAGATTGCTTATTTTTAGTGCGTTTCTTCCTGCTATATAGCTTGGTACTACTGTCATTATACCTCCAAAAGGTCATTATTATTATTTGATAGATCTGATAACTCACTACCTATTAAAAATATATTCTCTAATATTTTTGTCTGAATAGGATTTATAAATGTTTCAGATAAATCATTATTATTATTTGATAGATCTGATAATTCATTATTTTCTTTTATATCATGATTAAATAATAGAGTGTTAGAGTTTGATACTTCTATCATATTGTTTCCAAAATCGTAGTCATCAATTAATTCACTATTAATCATAAATAAATGATTGAGTATTAATATATATTCTATTATTGTTTGATTTATAGTGTTTATTGTTGGATTTGATGTGTTTCTTTTTAGATTAAATGTTATTACTCTATCTAAGTTCATTTTTTGCAACCTCATACCCTTTTTTTATCATTTCTTTTATTTCAGTTTCAGAAAAATCAAAGTTAACAGAGTTTTTATCAGATTTTATTGATATTATTTTTAAGTTATCTCTTTTGGTTTCATTCTCTTTTTGATTTTGTAGTATCATCATACTAAAGACTCTATTAGCTAGTTCTATCATGTTATCAGTACTATCTGTGTATTTATAATCCCAGTCCATTTTCACACCTATTGTTAATTTTTTTGAGTCTTTAAAAAAATCCATGGGTGAATTATTAAATATAAAGCCGTCTATGTACTGTGTTTTTTCGATTTTATGTATTGCAAAAACAAATGGAATAGACATACTAGATCTTATTGCATCATATAGATACACTTCAGGAGTATTTATTTTATTGAATATAACCTCTTTACCATTTGTTAGATCTGTTGCCACTATATTTAAATCTTTTGATATATCTTTGAACTTAATATCAAAATACAATTTAAGTAATTCATATAATTTATTACCATGCAAGAATCCACATTCATCACCTATAAATGGTTGTAGACTAAAGTCTTGCAATTCTTTTAATTTTATTTTTTCTGCTATTCTTTTAGCTTCATTTTTGCCATATATTACATACAAAGATGCAATAATTGAACCGCCACTTGTTCCAATTATTCCATCGTAAGTATCATATTTATCTAATATAGCATCCATTACCCCAATATAATAATATAGTAGTGTGCCTGTTCCTGATAGACTTATATTTATCATATCAATCTACTTAATAGATACATTTTCACGTTTACACCTGTTGATATTTCAATATTTAAAAAATCAAATTCAGTATCGTTTAATATATCATCTGTAAATGTTCCAGACCCTGTTTCAATCCATGTGTTGTATGATGAATTATAAAAGTCAAAGAATCTTGAAATACTTGCTATAATATCAATAAAAGACATTCCTTTATTTAAATAATATTGTACAAGGAAACCATTCAATATTGCTTTTACATCTTCTATTATATTACGTCTACATTGTACCCTTTCACTAAATACTTTTTGTCTGTGATAACTTGAGTTTTGTATGTCATATATTTCATCAGAAATAATATATGATTCTGTTATTTCATCTTCGTTATTGTAGTAACCTAGTATTTCTTGTCTTCTCTCTATGAGTCCAAAGTTATTTAACTGGAATACAAAATCAATTTTAGCTATTAATTCATTATTATATTTATAAGTAGCTCGTACTGGTCTACCGTTGTGATCCATTTCTATATCTTTGTTTATGTGAGTGTTTGGTAACAAATGTTTTCTGAAGTCTATTTTAGAAGGGTTTAAGTTATAAAAACTGTTTTCTATTAGTTTTTTTATTCTTATTTCAGATCTGTTATTTTTATCATTGATTATTGATTCTATTTCGTTTTTATAATATTCTATATTTTCCTGTATATCTTCCATGCTCATTGATATATAACCATCTATTTCTACATCTGATATTTCACATATTGCATCATTAGGGAAATTATAAGTATTATCTGATTGACCCCATTTTTTTACATATTTCATCTTGCTGTATTTAATTCCTTTAAGTACTTAAAATAACTTGTGGATACAGATGACGCAGTTGTACCGACTAATTTAGCTATTGCACCAGCTATTATCATAGCAGTGCCAGTGCTTGGAATATTAGTCGTTATATCCGTTGGAGTTTTTACATCATTGATATAGTACTCTACTCTTAAAGAAGGCAAGGAGTATATTCTTATTTTAAGTATATTAAAGGTTGTACTTACTACTATTCCTGTATCTTGAGTAGTTGTCACAGATGTATTTGTTGTTTTTTGTTGCCAGTTAACACCTGTCACTGATCTACTATATTCAAAATATACACCATTTAAAACTGTTGCTACGTTTACACCGAGACCAAATCTATAACGGTATTCTTGTAAAGCGGTAGACAAGGTTGGTAGTTGGACAATAGCTACGATTTCAATAAAACCACCATTTAAGTTAATATTTGCCAGTGGTGTATTCCATTGAGCTGTTCCAGTTGCTGTTGTCCCTGTTGAAGCTAGGTGTGTAGAGCTGTTATTTATATTTGTATTATAAGCTACATTTGATTGTGAACCTGCTCCAGTCACAGCGTTTACTATTACATTTGGGTTTGAGGACAAAAAATGTGTTTCAAATGTTATTTGTTTTTTGTAATCAGGTACAAATGGCAATGTATCATTAAGTTTATTCAACCTTTGAGGTCGCCCAGAGGCTAAGTCTATTGGTAATATCAATGCCATTTGTCAATCCTTTACAATTTAATTTCTTGTTTTACGTCTATCAAGAATTCTGTGTCACTTATTGCTTCACCTATTTCTTGTACGTAGCCAGTTGTAGGAGGTGTTGTAGTCATCCCACCAGCTACAGCTTCAGATAGGTAATATATAGCCCCTGCGGTTAGTCCGCCTGTTTGACCTGTTACAGCGTCCCATTGAGTTGTAGTCCCAACTAGCACCCCATTTGATTGAAGTGTACCCACTGAAGAAGAAGCTACGCTATTATCAGCCACTAAACCCCTTGATGGAGTTGTTCCTCCTGCGTTTGCTCTAGCTAAGTCCATTCCGCCAGAAGCTAGATACATAACTCTACCAAAAGCAACAGCTCCAGCGTTTGCATTTGTAACTTTAGGGTGATCCACTTCTTTTAAAAAATCACCGTTTTGTAATTGTTCGATTCTGCCAGTAGTGGCATTTAATACCAATGGTTTTACTTGTGCCATTTTTTTGTCCTTTTATAATATAATTGATGTTTCTTGATCTAATACAATTGTATTAGAATCTTTTGTTGTGCCTATACACTTAACAAATCCTGTTGTAGGAGGTACTGTTGATAGGTTAGTACCATTTAAAAAAACTTTTGATAATATAGGAAAGCTCCAAGATGTATTAGTCACTTCGCCCATAGTAGTAACCATTTCATAGTTACCAGTTGTGTTAGTTTGTTCCATTATTCCAAGTATTTTATCCGCATGACTAAGATTATTTGAATTAGCTTTGTATCCATCGATTGTCACCAAGCTATAAGCATTTATATTTTCAGATAATATAGTTTCCACTTGTAATATATTTACATTTGAATTACCACCGCCACCTGAGTTACTTATACCAAGTTTTATAGCATCAATAAAATCGGTTATATCATTAAAAATGACTGATTTATCAAATTCAATTTGACCTGTAAATCTTATATTACCGTCAATAGTACCTTGTAGGTTTTGGTTTCTATTTGTCATATATTATTTTTTAAACATCCTACATACTCATAATAAGAAAAATCTAATTTATTTTGATATTCGCTTTCAACTCTTATTTCATACTCTTTATTGTTATAAAGAATACTGTCTGGAGTCCTTTTTGTATTACTATCAGTCACATTGAGCTTTGTATCAGTAAATATATATATATCACCTTCAAGATTTTTAGACTTTAACTTTATATCTTGCTTGTCTTGTGTAGTAAAAAAAGACTCATACGGTTGTATACAAGCTGATATAGTTATATAGTTTTCGATATTTTCTATATATTCACCGTTTATATATTGTCCTATACCACTTCTTTTGACTGTGTAATTTTCCAAAAATTCAGGGAATGTATTAGATAGATTCATTACACCACCTTATGTTTAATGCTATTAAGTAAATTACCCTTTTCTACAAGTCTATAGTCAAAGCCTTTTCTTTTGATTGTACTAGGTCGATTAGGTTTGAATATCTTACCTTGTATACCTTGCTTTATTACAGTTGATTGGTATGAGCCAATGTTATTACATACAGTTGTTGCACTTGAACCCATTATGAGATCATCTACTGCTTTAGCTGTTATTATTTTGAAGTTTTCTAGTTTTTTACCCATCAATGAAATTCTTAAAAATGGTGTAGGCGGTATATGTTGCTTTTTACCAAATTTACTTTTAGTCCCAAACTCTTGATAAAAACCTATTTGAGCGTTTTTAGGATCGTGTATACCTACAGTTATATTTTTTCTGGATAACAAAGATAGTTCTTTTACTATCCTATTTAAGCCCAAATCAACTTCAACAAATCTAGCCACCTAGCACCATCATATTATTTTTCTTACATTGATTTAATAGATCTAAATACATTTGACCATATCTAGTAGAAGTATAGTTAAGTCCTATACTAGAATTATTAGATGTTCCAGAGTTTGAACTATTGCTATAAGTTGTTTCAAACTCAAGTTTACCTATTTTCTTTTTTGTTTTCGATATTGTACCAGTTACATTGCTAGAACTACCACCACCGCCAGAGATAGGGATATTATTCAAAGAACTACTTAAAGTTAGGTTATGAGCCACAAGCAATGCAACACCTCTATTAGTCTTTGTTCCAAAATATTCAACATCAACATCATCAGCATACATTATTATATTTTGATCTATAATATTGTTTCTAACAGGGTCAACGGTAGTAAACTCAGGAGCTATTATTAACAGTAGGTTTTTTATTGCTACAATATCAGCCATTTTTAGACACCACGAGCGTAAGATATAGCTTTAGGATATCTTACTTGCAATGATGATATTTGACCAAGACAAGGTACAATAAATCTAAGGGCGGATTCTTGATACAATGGCAATTGCTCAAAAGGTAATGGTATCTCAAAAGATAGAACCTCATCACTATTATTCATAGCCATCATTACACTATCACCGCCCAAAGAATCCACTTCAAAGAATTTAAGGGCTGATACTATTGTTACTCTTTTAATTTTTTCTACATGATCTTTTATTGTTAAAGCACTGTTACCATCAGGAAAAGCAACCCTTGATTCTATATCCGTGTAGTTTTCATTATCTATTACAAGTACATTAGCTTGGAATGTCTCTAATGTGTTATTTGATACTTGATTAATAACCGCACATAGATCTCTTATTACTTTATCAGGTGTTTTATCTTTGAGTTTTGTACTTGCACCTGTTCCATCAGCTGGTAATACATATTGATTATACAAAGGTAAATAAGCGTCTGATAACAATCCGTTAAGCTCTCTTAATTTATCACCAAAAAAGAAAACTTTATCTTTTAATTGTTCCATGGATCTACGAACTGATTTAGCCTTTATTAAATCAAGGCTAGAACCAGCTCTACTCAATGACCACAATTCTTGTAATGTGTAGCCGTAACTAGCACCAAATGTTCTGACAGGGAATAAATATTGCTTACCTTCAGCGTCTGATCTTGGCAAGTCATCAGCACCATTTGACACAAAATCCGCTGTACCGCTAAAATTTATCATATCATACCCTACAGACTCTAAGCCTTTACCAGAGGAAGTTACAGTAACCAAATTATTAAAAGCTAATTCAGGATATTTGATTTCATACAATTTAGTAGATACTTCTATTAGTTTCCTAGCCATTATCAATGAAGGATTAGAGTCTGTACTATAGTTACTATCATCTATTTGTATTTTATTTGATATATGCTTTGCATATTGTTGTTCATTTTTAAAATTAAAAAACATTGAGCTCTCCAAAAAGCTATAATTTATATTGATTTTTTAAGGTAGATTTATCTCTATTTTTGCCAGTTGACCAGCAACACCCTTGTTAACTATTCTTGCGTCATTCCACGGCATAGAGTTTGTAGTTGAAATTTTTAACATACCTCTTTTTTGATTTGGTAGAGCTTCATCAACAATTCTAACTCTTGGTGTCATTGTATTATTAAAAGCTTCTTCGCATCGAATCCAGATCGAACCTTTTCTAAGATTAGGTATCATTTCAGTTTTATTATATTTAGCTTCATTTGATTCGGTATTCATTTTGTGAGTTCTTACTGATACACCACAAAATGAATCATTACTTGAATTTACAATAGTCACACTGGGTTGAGTCGCACCGCCAACAACAGTCACATTAAACGGTGTAATCGCTTTATTTTCTACTGCTGTTATTTCTATTGTTCTATTAGCTACACCACTTATCAAAGCACTTTCTACATCTAGCATAGCCGTCAATACTGTGTCTAAGTTAGCCATAGTTGTGTCATGATCAGTATTAAAAGGAACAGAAAAAGGAATGTTATTAATCAATCCACCAACAGTATTACCAGCAACCAAATCGGCACTAAAAACAAGACTAACAAGATTAGCTAATGGTAACCTTGCACTTTTAGACTCATTATCAGCATAAGTTAACACTCTACCAAAATCAATTCCATTTTCTTCAAAGCATGAAACAGAATCTCTCTTGCTATTTGAGGAGTCAGCATACATACCCTCAAAGGCTACATCTATATCTTTTTTAAATTCTACTTGCATTATTTTTCACCTACTAATTTATAATCATTCATTGAGTTTTTTGCATCAAACATAAGAGATACTAAATCTTTTTTATTTTGATTTTTGCCTGGAGTATTTAAAGCATCTATAATATTAGATTTTTGGTCATTAACATTTTTCTCAATTGGTTGTATACCAGTGTACAACCCATTTAAAAAACTCTCATTATTAACAGTATTGCTATCAAGCACTACAGATGGCAACCTATCCTGTATTACAGCTTTTTTTATTGCTATATCATCCATGTCATAAGTTATTTTATTTACATCATTAATTTTTAACTTAGCATCGTTAACAAGTTTGAGTCTATTCATTACAATCTCATTTAGGTTAGGTTGCGATTTTAGTTGAGTTTCCAAGCTTTCAGCCTTACCTTTAGCTTCACTTAATTGTTTTCCAAGATCAGCAACAGAATCCATTACAGACTTGTTTTGTTTCTCTTGATTTTCATAAGCTTGTTTTAGTTGATCATTTACCTCAAAGGTAATACCAGAGATATTTACACTAGCCATTTTTTGTCCTTCTATATTACTATTATTTATTTCATTATTTGTTTGATACGAGTCAAAAATCATATTAGAATCATTTAATATTCTTGCGTTTCTACCAGCCCTAGCATTACCTATTGGTAATAATGCAACGTGATTATATACAATGTTTTTTTGCACCACGTTATATTTTTTACCTTCTACTTCTCCACTCTCTGGGATTCTATCGGCTGTATAACCCATTGATACTTCTACTAGTTCTTTTCTTTCTACCCTTTGAGCTGTATTTTCATCAGTTATTACAAGATTGATTTCCAAGAAATCCTCATTATTAACACTAGATTTTTGAACCTCACTATCAGTAAAACCAATAGAATACTTTTTGGCATTACTGATTGTAATAGGTTCAGGAGGATGGAAGACAGAAACAGGTAATTTTTTAAGTGAGTTTATACTATCTTGATTAAATACCTCTATAGCTGGTCTATAGTGAGTTTGATTTAATTCGGGATATTCTTGTATACCAGTCCTAGTTGCTCGAGCTTTTATTTCCAAAAAGCCTTGGTTATTTCTCTTTTTTGATTTAGAGTCGTGTATTAATTGAAAATTTAATGTACTCATTAATTATACCACATTATTATAATTTTTATCATTTTTGTTACTTATTTTTTTATTCATTCCAGTATATAGAGTTTCGTATGAGTATTCTTTACCACCAAACCTTGAGTTAAGTATATCCTCTTGCTTAACACCTAGTTGTATTAATTTTAGATCTATATCAGTTTGTATAAACCTTTCTTCTAGTAATTCTTTTTGTGATTTTTGTGTAAGAGGGTTAAATTTTATTGATATTTTATCATCGATTTTTAACATTTTTGCTATTATATAATTCAGTTTTTTCAGGTTTGGCTTAAGCTCATTCTCTTGTGCTATCTTGATTTGATCATACCAATCTGTTAATTGTCCTTCACCCTTAGCACCTAGCCCCCCATTATCAGATTCACCGAATAACAACGTGTGAGGCATTTCTGAAGACGCACATAATAAAGTTCTTAGTTCTTTTATTAATGGTTGCAATCCATTGATATTAATGTTTTGATTGGTATATGTGTCTTCCGAGTCTATGACTAATTTATTTATTATAGACTTTGCGATATCTTGGCTTGTTAATTTATTTTGTAGTTCATTGATTCTTTTTGGCGATACTAGGCTATTTAGTCCTTTGATGCCGTATATACCTTGGTTATACTCTTGTATTATATTAAATGAAGCTTTATACATCATGATTACATCTATTACTTCACCTAATAAGCTATCTATAAATGATTCACCATGACCGTTATTACTAGCTCTTAAGTCTTCACCAGCATCTATCCCATCAAATCTCAAAACTCTCGATCTATGCATAACGATATCTCTCTCACTTGTTAGACTCCATTTATCTACTTTTTGAAATTTCACATAACGATCATAGGGCTGTAAGTATGTACTAGGAACAGTTACAACTTGATCTATTGATTTTATATTTTCGTAATTCAATGGCTCGGATTGATCTTGACCATCATTTATTATTAGAAGACAAAAACCGCCACCATGTAATCGTGAGTATATTAGAGCTTTATGTATTTCTTTGATAATGTCTAATTTTTCATAAACATCATTTATTTGATCTACATTATCGTGATTTATCTCAAATCCTTCTTTAAGCATGTAATCAACTTTTGTTTTCGTGATTTTTCTCAATAATGGTATCTGTGAATACATCAAATCAAGTTCTTGATGCGGTGTTTTTTCTTTAGGTGAGAAGTATGTATTATTTGTCTTATCTCTCTTTGTTCCATACCCTGTCACTGCATTTATGAAAGTGTCAGTAAATGAAAACAAGCTGTTACCAACCGATTCAGTTATATTTGATATTTGATTTTTGTGGTCTATATTTAATTTAAAGTAACTATCAAATAGTTGTTTTGGGTTTTTCAATATTCATGATAAATGATTCGTGTATTCTTACGCCTGTATAAGATTATTATATCATATATTATCATAAACTGATCATAACCAATTAGAAAAATCCATATTATTTTCGGTGATACATTTAAAAGCAAGTGATAGGGCATCCACCATATCATCATGAGGTAAATCTGGAAAACCGTGTAACTGATTAAGAAAGTTATCTGTCCATTCACCTTGAATCACTGATATATTTGACCTTTCGCATTGAATTGATACAGGTTTTGCATTAATAACTTTACTTTTGTCAGCTTTCTTTAGATATACATTATATCCAGCTAATTCAAGCACGGTGTCATTAGCTTCATATATTCCAGCACTCGCTGGATCTTGGCTTAAAGCTATTTGATAAGGCACTTCAGGATAATTATTTACATCTTGTATAGCTAATTGTTTTATTCTTTCTAAGACTCTATGTGGTGTATCCCTGAATTCATGAGCATCTAGTATAATATATCTACCGTCTTCTAATTCGGCAATTAATACCGTTCCTGTGTAGTCAGGGTCGTGTCCTTTCTTTGTTTCATTTTTCACTGTACCAGCACGATCATAAGCCCTAACCATTGAAACCACACGTTTTGGGAAGTTGTAAACAATGTTAAACCAATTCCTATTGAATATATTACCAGCACCTGCTTTAATTTTCCAATTCCCATGTAATTTTTGCATTCTGTCAACAAGTTGTAAAGCATTTAAGTTATCCTCATAGTCAGGGTCACGCTCAAGCATTGCAGGGTTATCTTCAATAGTAGCAGATATAAATGTAAATGACTTAGGATTTTTTTTATATTTCCCATTTGATTTTTTGTATCCATTGTCATCAAGCCAGTTGTAACAAGCCTCTGAACTATCGAACCAAATCAAATCGTCATTGCTATCAGATCTAATAAAGTATCTTATAATACCGTCGTGTTCTTTGATTGGATATCCACTATCATCAATCCACCATCTTATTATTTTAACTATGAAGCTGTCTGGATCAGGGTTCATGGTTGCTCTAATGTATGCTTTCACTTGCTCACAATTAACGGAGCTGTTACGCCCAACCAACCCCCAAAATTGCCTTTCGGTGAACTGTTCAAGTTGATCGAACATTATTAACGGTATTCTAGCACCGAGATAATTATCAACGCTCTTATCATGCTGTAAATGTCCAAACCCAACGACTGCACCGCTTTCAAATGTCCAGTCAAGGCTACTTTGATTTAATTTGGCTTTGAAGTGTGGATATATAGACTTAGAGTCATCCAATATTGCACCAATTTCTTCTATCTGTGAGTATGTACGACGTAATATAATAGCTTTGAATAAATTATTATCAATGAATCTTAAAGGTTCTAAGAGTAAACCGAATGTCTTTCCGCCACCTGCAGCACCGCCGTAGAATACGATATCAGCAGTTGAAGACAGGAACATTTCTTGTTTGCCTTGCTGTGCCTCAAATACAAGTGTATTTACATTATTTGTTAAATTACTTGTTTGTGTCATTATTACGACCATTGTCTGGAACTTTGTATATGATTTTTGTTAAGTTATCATTACTTTGATTTTTGTTTTCGATGCTTTGTTTTATTTTGCCGTCGTGACCTAATAGCCTTAGTTTCATGCCGTTAGCTTTGTTAATTTGGTCTAAGTATCGAGGGTCACCAAGTTGTTCAATTGATTGAACGGTGTCAATTAATACTTGTCCTTTTCCTGTTGCTTGTTTGCCTTTAGTTTTGATTTTTACATTTTTTCTGGATCTTTCCCATGCCGTCCAAGCTGTTGATATAACTAGATCACAGGACTTAAATATATCACTTTCGTACTGGTTTACATAGTCTAAATACTCAACTTTCCATTCCGCTTTAATTTCATTCCAGTAAGCACTTATAGTAACAGTACTTAAGCCTAGTTTCTTTGATATTTCGGCAGTAGAGTATCTTTGAGTCTTCATTGTAGCTGTTAGTTGTTTAGCGATCTCTCTATCACTTGGTGACAGTTGCCTACTAGACTCTAATTTAAATGGTTCTATTGAGTCTATATTAGGCTTATCAAATCTCTTGTATTTTTTCGATTTGGACAAATCATCTAGGGTAGTATTCTGTGTATATTTACGTCTGTATGAGATTATTATATCATGAATATTTATTTTTTTACATCAAAAAAGCTCTAACTTATTTCTAAATTAGAGCTTTACTTGACAGTGACTATCTTACAGAAATTTCACCTATTAATTTTCACCGTTTTGAAATTTATCGTTTTATACAGCTTTTAGTCTGGATATAATGTTTCAATCTCTAAAAGAGTTTAAGTTAAACGGTTTGAGGCATTTAAGCTTCTCGAAAACTAATTGATATAATTATATCATTTCATTCTATATCAGTCAATAGAATTCATTATTAGATGTCTGATACTTCTGATATTTTTATTTGATCTATTGCAATGTTGTATTATTAGAGTGATATAGAATAGCTGTAATGTAGTGTTTGTGTCGAATTCCATTATCTATAATTGAGATTATCAATAATAAAGCCCCTGAAGGGTTCTGTTGATGGTGATTACAGACGTTATTATTTATTGCTGATAATATATCTATTATGTATTTATATACTACCAATAGATTTTTGTGTACGTGAAATAGCTCTAAGCTTTACTATGACTAATAATGTGGACTTCTCTATATATGTATTACTATAATATGAGTTGATATATATATATGTAGATACATGAGAATGTTATATCAGAATGAGTAATATATATTACTCATTCTGATACTGGTATATATATATAGTATGTATATTGATTTTTGGTCTGATTATTATATATAGAGAACTCGGGTAATTTACTATTCATAAGTGTTTCAGCTGTTTCTATGAGTTTAGTAGAGTTGTAGTCTAAGCATTGAGTTAATCTATAATGACGTGATAGAGTACATTAGAGCCTGTTTGATGATATTTTAATTTCATTATTAAGCTGTAACCTTGTCATATCAACACTTTCAAACAAACTATATAATAATCTCTATATCATAATTGTAAACTAATATTACAAAGATAACTCTATTTATTGACTTATAGTAATATAAGTGATAATATATATATATGCAACCGAAAAGGAAACAGTTAGTGGACACTTCAGAGGGCGTAGAATAAGCTTCAGATCTACATGTATATCGTGTAGCTACCGTGACAGGGTAGAAAGGATTACATAAGCAATGATGTGAATCATAGCAGTAATTCTAATTGATTAAAGGCAAGGTACATTAACAATTAAATACAGATAGAAATGTAAAGAATAAAAATTGAATACAAAATTAAATCAGTTGAAAATTACATAGCCTATTTTACTTTCAATGTAGATGGTATGTACATTGAAAGTAGAATAAATTTCTACAAAAAACAATCTATAACAAAGGTAGGGACAAATGACAAATTTACTAAATGAAAACGAACAAAAATTATTAAATGAAAATGAAATAGTTTTTGTTTTTTGTGAAACTCTGGGATATAAACGCCCATCACAAAATTTTTGCAATATAAAATATAAATACTGCATTTTACTTGAAAATAACAATATATTAAATGTGACTGTACAAGGTAATTTTATGGATGCAGACCAAGCTTTATTTGAATATACAGGCATAAAGTTTAAAAAAATACGTGAAACAAAAATAAATTTTTTAACAAAAAAAGAATTTAATT